ATGGAACGGTTCAACTGAAGATAAGCAAGCGAAATTTGGTCGATACACTTTAACAGAAGTTAACGGACTGCCTGTTAATACAATAGTTATCTACGAAAAGAAAAACATTGTATTTGCAACAGGACTACAGGGAGATCATAACGAAATTGCTTTAGTAGATGAGGATGAAGTTGGTCTATTGACAGGAAATATAAGAGGTAAAATCGTTTACAACGCAGGGGTAGGATATTACAACTCTGAAGATATCGTTTGGTTAGTTCTTACAGCGTAATTTAATAACGTTAAAGGCGGGTTCTTAATTGAATCCGCTATTTAACATAAAACACTTATATAAATGGCGTGTGCATTAACATCAAGTCGGTCTAAGATTTCTTGTAAAGATATATTAGGAGGTAACTCTGTCATATACTTATTCGATAATATCGCAGACCCTTTTACAGTATCCGCGGCAAATGTTGCAACGGCAATAAACGCAGGGGTAACGGCTGTATTTGAATACCCAGTTATGGGAGACGCTAACACCTTAGAGCAATCTATGGTAGGAGAGTCTGCAAATTATACAAGAGTAAATACCCAAACATTAACAGTTCAATTACCAAAAATGAGCGTTGCAGACTCAGCAGAATTTAATTTGCTTGCTGCATCATTCGCTCACGCGGTTGTAAAAGATCGCGCTGGTAATTATATGGCTTTAGGAATTACAGATGGTATGGATTGGACGGTAGTAGGTGCAACTGGAGGCGCGAAAACAGACGCTAACGGTTGGACTATCACAGCAACTGCAATAGAGGGTCAATTATCACCTTTTTTAGACACCACAACAATAGCAGCTTTATTAGCTTTAGTTTAGTTTAGTTTTTAGTTTTTAGTTAATTGGGGTCATTATCTATCAGGTAGTGACCCTTTTTAATAACAAAAAAGGCTTTTATTTGTTTAATAGATATGAAAGTAGTACAAACTGGAACGGCTCATAGTATTTCGTTTATCCCTAGATTTTACCCAACGTTAGATTTGGTTGTTTCGTTATACAATGAAGCGGATAGATCAACAGGAACGCCTGCTAATACTTACGCGACTTCCAACGGATATACAACGGTAAATTTTACTTATACATTTGTAGAAAAGGACAGGTTTCAGATTAAAATTACAGAGGGTAGTGATGTTGTGTATAGAGGTAAGATATTAGTTACAGATCAAACACCACAGGATTATAAAATAACAAACGGAGTATACGTTTATGAGTGATATAAGATTATTTCAATTTAGTAATTATGTTCGCCCTAAGTTAAAAGTTAACAAAGCGCGAAATTGGGTATTGAACGGGGACAAAAATAAATTCTATCAGTATATTATAGATAGGAATAATGGGAGTCCTACTAATGCAAGTATAAATAATTCATATAGCGACTTAATTTATGGGAAAGGATTAGCAGCAAAGAATGCTAGTATCAATTTAAAAGACTGGACTAAGTTAGTTACCATATTAAAGCCCGAGGATTTACAGGCTATTATAAAAGATTATCAGATTTTTGGTGAATGTTCTTTCCAAATTGTTAAAACTAAAGGTAAGGAGTTATCATCTATTAATCACGTGCCTAAAAATATGGTAGTACCTTCGATGGAAAACGATGAAGGTTTAATTGAATCTTATTGGTTTTGCAAAGATTGGACTAACACTTATAAAAATGAGCCTTTAGAATATGACGCGTATGGCTCAGGCTCTAAAGATGAAATATACGTAGTTAAACCTTACATTGTAGGTGCTGAATATTTCGGACAGCCAGACTATTTGAGTGGTTTGATGTATGCTGAAATGGAGGAGGAGATTGCAAACTTAAACATCTCATCTATACGCAACGGATTAAGTGCGGGTTACATTGTAAATGTTCCAGGGGGTTTTAATTGGGAATCCGAACAAAAGAATAAACTAGAAAATCAAATAAAAGCGAAACTATCAGGCAGTAGTAGCGCTTCGAATTTTATAATAAACTTTGCAGGGCAGGATTTAGAAATAACAGTTATTCCTTTTCCAACGAACGAAAATGTACACAAACAGTGGGAGTCTTTAAATGATACATCTACTCAAAAGATACTAACAGCTCATAGGTGTACATCTCCTTCTATTGTTGGTATTGTATCGAGTTCAGGATTTAGTAATACCGCTGATGAAATGGATACGGCAGAGGCTCAATTAATTAAAAGAGTTATTCAGCCCAAACAGAATCAAATTTTAAACGCCTTACAAGAGGTTTTAGTGGATAACGGTATAAACTTAGAGTTATACTTTAAACCCCTTACAGATGAAGTTAGTACGCCTGTGTCAATGTCTAGCCACGAATCACCTAATGCAGATTGTTTAATTCAATTAGGTGAAGATTTAGATGATAGCTATGAGGTTATTTCAGACGAAAGATGCGATTCTATTACATTAAGGGAAAGTGATTTAAACACCTTCTTTAAGTTTGCTAGTGTCCCCGTAACACCCCGTAAAAATTCAGATCAAGATACAAGTATATTTAAAATTAGATATAAGTACTCGGGTAGTAATACAGGAGAAAGGGATTTTTGCAATAAGATAATAAATGCAGATAAACTATATAGAGCTGAAGATTTAGATTTTAATTCAAATTATAATGAAGATTTCGCACCAAAAGGAAAGAATAGTTATAATGTTTTTTTGTTTAAAGGTGGTGTAAATTGTAAACATTGGTGGCAACGTGTTATTTTGTTAAAAAAGGATAACGGAAAGATAAGCGTTAATCAGGCTAGGAAAATGATTTTAGAGTTAGAACCTTCGGAGCGTAAAGACGCGATGTGGGAAGCTAATGACCCTAGGGTGGCTGTAACAGCAAGCCCTTTTAATAATTGGTGGAGTTTAGACCCTACATATAGAAAATAATATGGCTATAAAACTATTTATAACACCGCAGGAGTTGACTGAAAGCACTATCATAAGTGGCAACGTAGATTTTGATAAATATACCTTCAGCATTGAATTTACGCAAATAAGTATTATCGAGCCTTTGTTGGGGTCTGAATTGTATGATAAAATAGTAAGCGATTTCCCGACTTACGCGGGTGACTATTCAACTTTATATACTGAATTTATAAAGCCAATTACAAAGTATGCAGCTGCGGCTAATTATATCTCCGTAGCTCCTTATATATTATCAAATGGTGGATTGTATAAGCACTCCCCTGAGAATGCGGAGGTAGTTTCTAAAGATGAAACAGATACTTTAAGTGATAAGTATAGCGCGATGGCTCAAATGTATATACAGCGCTTTGAGAAATGGATATGTAAGAACCCATTAACAGAATATAAGCGATATCAGGATGAAGTAGACGCACAAGATATTAGTTTAACAGCGGGCTGGCACTTTGGCGGTAGTATAGGTCTTACAGAAGATGAACTAGGATTTGAAAGGAGATATAGATGAGCGAAGTATTGACAGCTAGTATAGGTAGACCTTGTAAGGACTTGATTGGGGGAGTACAAAAAGTATATTTATTCCCTTATGTGAAATATTCGAGGACTCAGATAACAATTATAGGGCAGGAAGTTACTTCTTTCCCAACAACAACGGCTTTTGAAGTGTATTCTAGCAGTACAAACTACTCAGAATCAACTGAAATAGAAGGGGGAGATGTCCTTTGGAATCAAAGTTTTACCATTGAAGTGCCAAAAACAGCGTTTACAAATCAACTGTATCGACTTGTAAAACAAGATTACAGGGCAATATTCGTAGACAGGAACAACAACGCCAGGATATTAGGACTTTATAATGGTTTAGAATCATCTATAACCAACGAAACAGGGGGCGACCGCGCTAGTTTTAATGGCTATAAGGTATCATTTACTGGAAAAGAGTCGAGACAAGCTCTTTGGATGCGTGGATGGGTAGATACTGGAGGTGGAGGAGTTGAGGTAAACCCTCAAAACTTTTATTTATTTCAAGATGGAAACTACTTTTTATTTCAAGATGGAAACAATTATATATTTAATTAATTAAAATAATGGCAAATCAAAAATTATCAGATAAAGATTATCATTTAGACCCTGTAAATTCCGATTTCATTCATTCGGTAGATATTTCAGATACAACAGATTCAACTGAAGGAACTTCAAAAAAATTAACTTGGGCAACTATTAAAGACACGCTTTTTAGTTTCTTGAAATTAAGAGACGTAAACGATAGTACTTACGTAGGGAAGACAGGATTTGTACCCGCTGTGACTTATAATAGTTTAGGAGTTCCTGAATTAAAATTAACTACACTACCGACTTACACAGATTTGTTAGGTGGAAATGCAATTATAAGAGGCGGTGTCATATATTCTGGAAGCGGGTTAGATTATACTATATACGCATCTAAATATATAATTAACAATCAGGTTTATACTGATTATGTATCAGACACTGTTACTTTAAGCGATGGGGATGCAACAAACTCCCGAATAGATGTATTTGCCGTAGAAATAACAGCAGATGATCCTCCAGTGGCTTCTATTGTTGTAGTTGAGGGAACGCCAGCCGTATCACCTATAAAGCCCTCATTAAATCTATCTACCCAAGTGGAAGTTAGTTTTAAATTGGTGTTAGATAATGAGACAACAGACCCCGACTTTACAGCAGAATTAATTTACAATGAAAATCTAGGCGAAACTGCGGAGTGGGATAATATATTACTAGCCACTTCAGGGAATTTAAGCTACACAACAGCTCCATACAACGGAACTTATAGTTTGTATTTACCCGCTACAACTAGCGGTACTACTAAATGGCAAAAGGATGCGATGTTTGCACACGACGCAGAAGGTAGTTTAAATTTTGCTATGAAATTCCCCGAAGCGGTAGAAACTAACCCTAAAATTGAATTAGAATTAATTAATAGTTCCGATTCTAAATACTTTAGATTTGTATTAACAGTTGAAAGTTTGAGGGATTACGGTTTTGATGTCACTAGTAATGCTTGGCAATTAATTAGAGTACCTTTAAATGAGTTTGTTTCAGACAGCAGAGTACCTCCTACGGAATACGATATTTTAAGTATTAAAACTATTAAGAGTCCTGTTATAAACTTAGATGTTATTAATATAATAGGTGGTGTAGTAAACCCTACTAATGCTCAATCTGTTTTAGAAGTTGTGGCGGGTACTAATGTAACTGTAGATAGTTCAGACCCATTAAGACCTATCGTATCAGCTACAGGGGGGGAAGGCATTTATAATACTAAAGTATCTTTAACTGCAGCACAGGTTAAAACGCTTTTTTCAGTACCAGTAGTATTAGTTCCAGCACCAGGAGTGGGGAAAGCTATAATACCAATAAGAATCTCCATAAAAATCAATTTTAATTCGGTAGCTTTTAATGCACCTTTATCTACATATATAATAATAGATACTGCTGCTTATAGAGTTGCACAAGTATCTCCTACTGTTTTAAATTCCT